TAATGAATGAATAAGAAGATAATGGGAAACCATCAATGATTGGGTTCTCAATATCATTAGTATGAACATTGTCAAATGCTGGGTTCAATACAAACTTAACATTTGCCAAGAAAGGAATCACATAAGAAGTATAAGCAAATCCAAAGTTCAAGTCCATACCTTTACCAGTGATAGCACCGATATCAGCAGCTTGAATTAATAAACCTGAAGATACAGCTTCTTTCTTGATAGCCTCATTAACCATACGCATACCACCCATACCAGTTTGTACAACCAATGAGCGTTTTGGATCTGGTCCTTGGAACTCAACTTTTCCATTGAAGAAGTTGTAGATCTCAGAACGGAATAAATCCAATGTAAAGTTATTTTTGTTGTAGATTCTTTTGAAAGAGTTATCCAACTGTTTCCAAAGACCCACTGACAATCTTAAATCATCTGGACCATCTTGTTTAACACGTCCACCTTGACCCCACATTAAGTAAGTCTCAATATCCGAAGCAATTTTAGACAAGTGAGCAGCTTCCATTCCAGTAAGGAAAGTTCTAGATAAGTCACCATTATCAAATGCTTTCTTAACTTTATCTTTACCCATTACTTTAACCATATCTTCTAACGAAGCTACAGAAGGATCAATGTTCTTGTCAAATGTACGCCAGATCTCAGTTACAGGAACTGTACCATCTGCATTCATTCCACCTTTGATCATTAAATCTGCACGGCTAGAAATAGAATAGTGAACGTGAGCTTCAGCTCCACCAACATAATTATAGAATTCACGGAATCCAGTTCTTGTTTGGATGTCAGAGAATCTTTCTCCATACTCTCCACGCGCAGAACCTTTACGGAATACTTTAGTACCATTAGACAAGTACTTATTGTCAATGTATTTAAAGTTGTCATTGTTAACTAACTGTACAGTGTAGATATATCCGTCACCTAATGGTAAGATATCTTCAGCTGTAATGTACATCTCAACACCGTTGTATTTGTCATAAGTGATGATATCACCATGTCCAAACTCACGTCTGTTTAATTTGATACGGAATGTAGTACCATCTACACCTTTAAAGTCATTTGATGGTTCAATGTCTTCAACAATGTATGGAAGGTCAATAGAAACCGGAGTTTGCCATTTGTACTCTCCACGAGCATTATCTACATTGATTACATTTTTACCACCAAAACTTGACATTTGGTAAAGTGGCATTTCAACTTTTTGAGCCATAGCCCATAAATCAACTGGGCCTAAATCCATAGGCTCAGCATCTTTCAGCATGTTTACCAAGTGGTATGAATCCACATGGGAACTTGCATTGTAAGCGGTATCTCTGAGGAATATACCATTGTTCATTACTGGAGTTGCCATTATTTATTTGTTTTTGTTTGTTACTAATTAAAATTTTCTAAAAATACTTCCTGTATTTCTAGGTATTGTTCTTTGTGGTTTACTACTAGGTCTTCTATCTTCATGCTCATCATCACGAGCTGTGTTAGAAGTTTTTCTAGCTTCTTCCGTTTTCAACATTCTTACTGCTTTCTCAGTAGCTTGTTTACCACCTTGTTCTCTTACTTTACCTTTATATCCATCAGGATCTGAAAGTAACCAAAGAGCTTCAGCAATTAAGTCATGTCTTGGTTCTACAAACTGATATTTCTCTAATAAGTGTCCTAACATGTTTGTATTTTTACCGGAGATTGATGGGTAGTTTGGTTGAACTAATCCAGAGTAAAGTAAACTTTGCACTTTCTTGTCAATTTTAATACCACCAAGTTCTCCAGTCAAAAGTGTGTTATATACATTATCTGTATATTGTTGAGCAGCTTTTGCTTGTTGTTCTTTCTTTTGCTCTTGTTCAGCTAGTTGTCTTGCAACAATTTCTTCTTGCATTCTATCTAACTTAGGTTTGAACTGATTTGCTTTCTGTTCTAATTTACCCATTTCATCCCAATCTTGTATCTCAGCTTCAATTTCTTCTGGAGTACCAAATTGAGTTGTATGTAAATATTGTCTTGCAATTTCTGCTTGATCATATTCATTTGAAGGATCTAATTGGATCATCTCTTCTACATGTGCAAGAGTTCTAAATAATCCTTTTAGATCTTGTCCTCCGTCAGCAACATACTTAGCAGCTATCTGAAGTTCTTCTGGTAATGATTGGAAAAATTCTTTTGGAATATTTTCCTTAATCTTAGCTTCTCTTTCTTCAAAATTAGCTTCAAACAATTCTCTGAAGTCTTTAGTTGTATAATCTTCTAATGACTTATCATCATCAAAAGGAACTAATGAACCTTCTTCAATCATTTTTTGGGCTAACTCATAAAGACCTGATTTGTCAACTTTAGGGCGACCCTTGTTTCCAGATTCTTCTTCTTGAGCAATTAAGCCATCAAGTTCAGCAATTGTTTCTTCAACCTCTGCTTTATTATCTGCAGCTTCCTCTTTTTCTTTAGGAGTTGCAGGTGTGTCAAGGAACGTAGTGTCAATATTCTCTTTAGAAAAAACTGACTTTGGTTTATCATCTGTTGTACCATCTGCAGGAAGCATAATGTTTTCTGCTCCAGGTGTACCAAATAACTCATCAATGTTCACATCAATTTGATCTACCGTTGTAGAATCTTGTACCTGTTTGTTCAGGTCTTGTGTGTCTTCACTCATTTTTGTTGGTTTTTGTTTATACTTTAATATACTAATTAAACTTGAGAAATTTAAAACCCATTATTTAATTTTTTGTACTATATAGCTAACTACTTTTTCTTTTTATCATCTGACTTTTTATCAAATCTGTTTTTGTTCTCTCTAGCTATTTGTAATTGTTTTTCAGCTATATCTTTTTGAGCTTGTATCTTTTGTTGTTCAATACTCATTTTTTGAGAACTTCTTAAATTTTCAGCATTCTGTTTCTCTCTTTGTAAGTTAGTTTGCTCTTGATATTGTTCAGATTGTCTAATATCTTTCATAGCATCTTGATAGTCAGACATCTCATTTTTGTTAACATCTACAGCAGCACCAAATCCAGCAGATCTAATCTCAGCAACAACTACATTATTTTCAAGTTGTCTAGCTTGTTTTTCAGCTTCAGCTTGAATCAGTGCTTGTTGTTGTTTTTCTTGAGAAGCTAATTGCTCTTGTTGCATTTGTTGTTGAGACTGTTGTTCTTGTTGTTTTTCTTGTTGTTGTTTAGCTTCAGATGCTTTAAGAACTGTATTAAGTTCTGCAATAGAATCTGATTGTACAATTTTACCAAGATCATAAATAGAAGCTCCTGTTGTATTATTTTGTAAAGCCATTTGTTTAAGTTGCTCAAGAACAGCTCTATGGTTTGCAGTAGTTGTACAGAAAATATTCAAGTCTCTCATTAACAAGTCAGTACCATTTATCTGGAAATTAACTTTTTCATCAGCTCCTGTAATATATGTAAGTCTTGATGAAGGTTTTGTTGAATGATAGAATTGAGCCAAGTCAGTTCTCATCTGATGTACTCTTGGCATTAAATAATCACAATGCTGAATAAAGAATATTTCAGTTTGAGCATAAGATGAACTAACAGCTTGTTCTACTCCAGTAGCAGTTTGTTGTGATAATTGTTGTCCCATTCTTTGTGGGTTAACACCAATTACTTCATATGCTTGTTGTTTAAAGTAGTTTGCAATATTAATCCTAGACATTAATCTCTCTGTCTGAGATAGATCAAGTTTTTGGAAATGTTGGAAGTTTAATGCATTCTCTGTATTTGTAATAGATGTATCAAGAGGAAGCATTTGGAAATCCTTCATTGCTACATATGCTTTAGCTAAATTACCTTTACCCCAATCTTCACCTAAAGAGTGTCTAGGAAGTGTGTTCTGGTCTAACATGATAATTGTACCTAACTCATCTACTAATATATCAGCAATCTGGTTATTTACTATGTTATATCCAATCTGGAAAGGTTTCATTAAGTCTAATAATGCAGTTGACTTAGTATTTCTATCTGAGAATACAGATCCTTCAACAGGAAGTTTACAACCATATAAAGTTGAATCTCCTTTAAATTGAAATCTTAAAGGACCAATATGATTCTTATCAATACCAATATAGATAGGAGAGAATCCTCCAGGATTATTCATACCCCAGAATGAAGGTAAATTTGGTCCAACTTTTACACCACCCCAAACTTCATTGATCCATATCCAATCAATGTGATCACCATACAATAAATTATCTTTGCTTTTATTTTTAAATAGTCTTGTATCATAAATTGGTTTATTCTCAATTTTATAATCTTCAGTAACTATTTCATTAGTAACCTCACCATTTTCAGCAACACTTGTAAGATGTCCAACTTTTCTTTGAGACTTCCAATATATTGTAGAAACTCTTAATAAGAAAGCTGTACCTTGATCATGGTAATCTTCACCTTCCATTAAAATCTCATTAATGATATCACCTTGACCTACAACAGTACCTGCCATAGCTGATGTATATTGTCTGTAAGCTAATGAAGGCATATTAGTATTCCATTCATGTGATCTAGTACCATCATAGAATGAACCATCATTTTGCATACCTCCGATAGTATATCCTGCAGATCTAATTGGATAAACAGCTTCTAATGCAGCAAGCTGCTCTTCAGTCATGATGTAACCATATCTATCAATAACATCTGATGCTGTCATCATATCTGTTTTACCAACCCAGTTAGATTGAGATATGTATCTTGAGTCTGGAGATTTGTGATAGAATGTAATTGCTGGATTCCAAAGTTCTACTTCATAATCATCTTCCATCATACGGAAATGCCAGAACTCTCTATCTGTAATAAGCATATCACGGAAACCTCTTTCTTCTAGTTCATCCATTTTAAATCTTTCAACATCTACTTTATGTTGATGACTTGCCCATTCTTCTACCATTGATCTATAATCCTTTTTAAAGAATTGCTCAATCTCTGGTAAAGTTTTAAGATTGTCTGGTGACATTTGTTGTTGTGCTTCTTCTGAATCAGGATCTAATCCTTGTTCTAATAAAGCTGCAGTAAGTTTAATTTGTGCATCAGAAAGCAAAGTCTCTTCAACCATCTTTCTTTTTTGCTCCATCATCTCATTATATGAGAACTCATCAGTAGCACGGTAAGTAAGTTTAGTTGATCTTTTAGCAAATTCAGCTACTAGAACATTAATAACATTTGGGATAATAGGGTAAAACTTTAATTCTAGAGCAGACTGATCTTCTTTAGTAAGTACTTCAACAATATCTCTGTATTCATTATCATCCTCAACTATATAGTCAGACTTATCAATAACACCTTTTGCTAGTTTATAATTCTTCATTAATCTTCTAGCATTTCTACGGATTTGTTTTAGCCCTTGCCATTCAATCCAGTCTAGGTTCCAAGCAGCCCATTGCTCATCCTTTTCCTTTTTAGGAATGAATTGTAATGGTTGTGTGATTGAAGCTATTCTGTTATTATCAGTTTTAGCTCCACTCTTGGCTTGCATTGCATTTATAATTTGCATATTCCTTTACTTTAAGTTTTTAAATGGGGATCTTTTATGTGTCTGACCATTTGCAAGTTGACCCCTCCCCATGTGTCTAAACGGACTTCTATTTAATTTAAACAAATTTTCTGACTTTTGCAAGTTTTTAGCAGCATCATCCATGATAACTCTTTTTGCATATCCTCTATTTGCTTGTTGTATTCTCATAAAAGCTACAAGTGCGCAGAAAGAAACTAATCTATCCACATTGACACCTGGAGCATATTCTCTCATCTCTACTAATAACATAGGATCTGGTATTCTTTCTATACCGTACTTTGTCCGTACAATTGTACCATCGGTTTTTGTTTCAATATCTAACTCTTCTTTAGTATACTCTATTGCATAGTTAAGAAGATGTTGTTTAAATAATGTGCCTGTATTTTTCCATCCATACTCCTGGAATACGTTAGTATTAGAACCAAGATCTTTTAAGAACATGATCTGACTCTTAGGTACTAAGTACTTTTGTTTTTTTCTAGATATCATGTACTGGATAAATAGTGAGATATTGTTCTCTATCAATGTCCAAGCATTATACCATTCTATAATTAATTCTAGTCTTTGATGTGTTTTGTTAAGATCATCAAACCTACCACACCATGTAGCTACAATTCTATCTGGTTCTATGTATGTTTCTGTCTCAATCCCTGTTACTTTAGTAACTTCTACTGGAGCTTTCATTATGTAAATAGAACATAATGATTCTGAAGTAGTTGTCTTACCCTCTGACACAGGGTCAATAGAAGCATAATACTGACCAAAAGTAGGATCTTTTATAGGTCTTTCCCATACTACTAAACAACCTGTTTTATCTTCAGTCTTTTTTGTAATAGGAAATTCTTTAATAGGTTGTTTATTAGATGCTTTAACAGTAGGTTTACCATTCTCATCTGTGCTAATATCTAAGAACTCATATGCATATTCTTTTTCTTCTATTCTTCTAGCTTGTGCAGCAACAAGATGTGGAGGAAATACAGATACAGATCTGTGTGCAAAAGCTTCTTCAATGTTTCTTGGTCTCTGAGATATTCTTAACTGATAAGTTTCTGGATCAAGTTCTTTCTTCCAAATTGCAAATTGCTCATCTAAAGCTTTTAATGCTTCTTCTACAAGTGAATTACCATAATCATCTATATATGGAGGCATTGACCATTGCTCAGGAATAAATAAACCTGACATACCATGAGTACCTTTTGAATCTATAAGATTAGTTTCAACAGCATATACATCACTATCTCCAGGAGATAATATCATTTTTCTTAATGGCTCACACTGAGATAAATCCCCTACAGATCCTGCAGCAATAAACATTCCTGTAGTAATTAAACCAGAAGCCATAGCTGGACGCATGTACTCATATGTTAAATCCATCTTAGGAGCAATACCAGCTTCCTCATGAAAGAAGTATTTTACTGGACCCCCTACACCATTTGTAGGATCTTTCTCAAAAGACATACCTTGCATAGTACCCTTTAAACCTACTTCTGTTTTTCTATCTCCTTTTCTAACTTCAATCTTTTGTTGCCACATTAATACTTTATCCGGAGACATTGGTCTATACCATGCAGTATGTTCATTTAAGAATGCTGCATATTCAGACATAAACTTCCAAGAACCTTTCTCATTAATATAATCCTTAAGACTAGCTCCCATCTTTAAAGTTACCCCTGCTTCAAACCAAAGCTGATTAAGTAACTTAGACATGTGAAAATAAGAAGAAGCTATCTGACGTTTCTTTAGAATAGCTACATGCTTATAATTAAGTTCTGCTAACAGTTCATATAGAGCCATATGATACTGAGCATCTCTTACTTTAGCAAATCCAAAGTTTTGTTCTTCTTTATCAAAGATAGGTAAGAAGTTTAACCACATGTAATAGTCTCTAGTAATAAACCACTTCTTATCTTTGTTTATATAAAAGACTCCTTTTCTACATTTGTGTTTTTGATCATCCCAGTAGTTTATAAAGTCTTTAGATTTAAAAGGAGCTGTGCAGTATACTTTATTCTGATTAAATTTTATAGATTGTTCATTAAATATAAAACTTGTTTCATCAAACTGATACTGACCTGGTTCTTTAAAAAGTTCTTTTATAGCATTAGCATATTCTTCTCTAGACTCAAAACTAACTGTAGTCCAAACTCCATTATCCCAACAGGGTATATCTTGATATATCTCACTCATAAGTGTTTGATTATTAATAAGTTAAGAATCATACGCAAGCCCCTGGCCTCCGCGAACTTTGCTAGATTGTTCATCTTGAAGATCTTTATACACTCCTTTAAATGATGCTCTAATCTGGTCAAAGTTTTTGGCTGCAGCAACTAGTGAATTAATGTTACCATCTCTTCCTGCTGTAATACTTGTAGTTTCCATATATCTAGCTAATCTATCTAACATAGATGCCATACCTTTGTATGCTCTAGATGTTGGAGTCTCATACATTCTTTTACAAAATTCTAATGCAATAAATATATCTGTATCTTCTGTAGAAAATTCTGCTTGAATCTCTGTTAATATGATATGTTCTTTATCTATTTCAGGAGTATGAAAGAAAGGATTCATATCTGGATTAGGACAAGTCATATAAAATAAATACAAATAGATCTTAAGATAATCATCAGGATAATTATCCATAACATCCTTAAGTGCCTTTAATGTATAGCAATGTTCTGTGGGAACTACTACACCATTTTGTACATCAAATAATCTTACTATCATTTCTTTTTAATTTTATGTTTATTCTGTTGCAAATAATGAATAATACTAATTACTTCATCTACTAAATATGGTATTGGAATAGGAATAACTTCTTTTACAATTGGGTTACCATCATTATCTAGTTGAGTAATAGGATATCCATAATCATCTTCCCCAGCTTGTTCAAATATAACATGGTGTATAAATATTCTACCAGGTTTTAATTTTGGGTTATGCTTTAATATAATATACATATAAATACTAAGCTGTAGTGCATAATGATTAAAGTTACAATCATCTAAATGATTTATAGGCTCAAGCAGTTTATCAGAGGCTCCTTCCCAGTTTACAAATGATTCTGTCTTAATTTCTTTATTAGTCTTATAGTCAATGATATTTACTTTACCATTAACTACTTCTACTAAATCTGATTGACCACAAATACCTGCAGACTTTAAATATACCATATGTTCAGGATATATTCCAGCTTCAAGTTTCTGTATAGGTGCAAATCTTAATCCATTTGTTTCACCAGAAGGTACTATAATTGGAATAGTAACACCTTCTCTTTCCATAGAAGCAAGAGAACATAAATCAGTCTCTCTTTGGTTATGATAGAATGTTCCTAATGTAGTAGCTCTATCAGCTTCATTTTTCCAAATAGATTCTATTTTAGCTGGTTCAATACCATACCATTTTGATCTTTTATTTTTAGAAACTTTTGCAGCTGTTGATTTAGCATCAAAAGATTTCTTTAAATGTGATATCAAAGTAGTAACACTAACCCAGTCAATGTTATCTGTATCATCAATACTTTTGTATGAATGATCTATTGCACTAAATATTATGCTCATTTGTCATTTGTTCTATGGCTAATAAAGCCAGGTTAAAATTATCATGATCTGGAGAGTTTAACATTTCTATTAATCTTTCTCCAGTTTGTTTATCAACTTTGTTGCTTTCCATAGCCCACTCTAAATAACCAGTAGCATTATTTACAGCCATTGCATGAGAAACCATTTCCATACCATAAGCACCAGTATACATGTGTACAGTTCTTTCCTGCATATCATGCATGTTTCCAAATATTTCTTCTACTGTATTAAGCATTTTCTATAATTGAATCAGCTAATGTTCTAGATGCTTCATCTTCTGACATAAGCATCTTTTTAATATTACTCATTTCTTCCTGTGTAAACTTGCCTTCAATACCGAGAATTTTAAGTCTCATTAATTTGATAGTTAAAGCTTGATCATCTAATTGTTTCTGTAATCTCCATATTTCAGTTTCAAAAGAATCAATAGCAGTATTATAATGACCTTTTGAACCTTGTTGTATTTGGCTCCATAAACCCTGACCAGTTTGAATAGTATTATTGGATGGACCATGAATGACTTTAGTAGGATCATTAACTACTATTCCTTGTATATTTGATAAACTTGCCATAATCTTAGTTTTCAAGGTTATCTAATGCATCTTCTTCTTCTTCTGTAAGCAAAGCTTCCCATTTACCTAATGGACAGTCAGAAGCAAGAGATCTAGTCTTAAATCCAAGAGAACATCCACATTCATTGCAGCATGGAGCTGTGCCTTTCATTACACATTTCTTTCCTTTACTTGGACATTCATCACAAATACTATGTCTCATTGCAGCTACTTCTTCAACAAACTGATCTCTAATAATTGAGTTCTTAATACCTTCAACTATCTTGTGTCTCTCCTTCCAAATTGTTTTCAGTGTTATTGCCATACTTAAGTTTTTTAAAAGTTTCTTTTCTTTCTTCCTGTTTAATAATCTTTTTCTCTAATTCAATAAGTAGTTCTAGTTTTGTTTCTATACCTTTCTTATTAAAATAAGCTGCAAATGTAGATGTATCATGATTATCTAATGATTTAGTATATCTTGGAATAGCTGACTTAACCATTTTAGCTTTCACTACAAAATGTCCAAGACCTTCTACATTTATTCTAGGGTCTGTTAAACCACTTAACATTTGTCTTATATGGTTATAATAAAAACCTATTGTTTCTTCTACTAGTGTATCAGATACATCAAGTTCTTCTGCTACTTCTTTATAAAGTTTATTAGCCTTCTTGGGATTCATGACCTAAAAATTTATAATCTAATAGAATTGTACCTTCAGTTTGAATTTTTAAATTGGGGTTAAGCATAATGACTTTTTTATTTTCACTATCCTTAACCACCAAATTATTTTTTTCAGCTTTATTAATACAATTTCTAACAGTCTGAGGTGATTTAAATATCCACTCTTCTTCTGAAGAAGCATCATAACAAAAATGTGTAAGCTCAATAGGTTGATTGAAACTTAATAATGTTAAGCAATTCAAGTCTGACTCACTCATTGCAATTCTATTTACAAAGCAATGTGTAAGTATTTGGAATTTTACTACATCCCATTTAGGCATCTTAACCTTTTTCTGAACTTGATTTACTAAAGCCATGATTACTCTTTTCTAAGTTTTCTTTTTTTAGGATCTTCTTGTGCTGCAGCTTCTGTTTCATATCTTTCCTCAGTTTCAAGTTCTTCTGGGTGTTGCATTTGATACATAGCCATAGATAACTGAGTATCCCATTGAAACTTTTTGAACTTAGATTCAGCTATGTCCATAAGAAGTTTTTCATACTTAACTTGTGATTCTAAGTAAGGAATAGCCTCATCAAAATAAGCTTTCATTTCTTCCTTTCTTTGTGCTAATTGCTCTGGAGTTAACTGCTCTAACTCTTCTTGTTGGTTATTGTTTTCCATTTTTATACTTTTTAAGTTTAAGCAAATATACTAAAAAAGTTTAAACATAAAACATTTAAATAAAAAAATCCAGATACCTAAATACCTGGATCTGAGAATATATGATAATTTATTCTACTTTTTCTTCTTTACTGAACCACCTTTTTTCATACCTAATGCTTCTTTAGCTTCTTTTCCAAAAAGACCTTTTTTATTAGCTATAAGTGCAGCTGTTGCAAGACCCGCACCTATAATAGGACCCTTAACTTTATCAACACCTTCTTTAAAGTTGTGCCATGCTTCGCGTCTTCTATTTTTTCTAGCAGCTTTAGATGATTTACATCCACCATCCCCAGGTCCACAACTTTCTGTTGCACCTCCTTCAGCAAATTTTCTACCTTCAAGCATGCTACCTACTTTGCTATTCATTGATTTACAATAATCCATTGCGTCAGTAGCCCCTCTTAATCCCATTGCTTTTTTCATAATTATCTATTTTTTATTGTTAAGTTAAATAAAGTAAACATATAGAATTCTCTAGATATGTCTACTTCTATAGTTAAAATATCCAATGAAGATATTCTCAATCTAATTGATACTTTATCCCACTGTTTATTTACTGATTTCCAACTGTTTCTGAATTTCATATTTTTTATTTTAAAATGTTTGACCAAATAAAACCACCTGCAGATTTTTGTCTTTCTTTCAGACAATCTGTTATTGCAGTTTTATTTAAGTTATAGTAATCTATTGCATATTTTGCACAAGCCCATTCTTTAATAAAAATACCATCAAGTGAGTACTGAAACACTTTAAATGCTTTACCATTTTTATGCCCTTTACTTTCTAACCAATGACCAGTTTTATTTTTTTTATGAGTTAAAGACATTTTTTCTTTAGTCTCATTAGAAGGTTTTCTACCAATAGCTTTAAATCTAATTTTTTCTTTAGTTTTTTCACTAACCGGGTGACCCATTAATGATTTTTTTCTTTTAAGATTTATCTCTTTACCAAGATATCCCCCATTTCCACCATCTGCAATATTACATAATAGTCCTCCTTGTGTATTCTTAACATACAGTTTAATAAATTCTTTTTCTTTTTCACAAGCTTCTTCCCAAGATAAATCATCTAATAATATTTCTACTCTATATTCAGTTTTATTTACAATATTTTTCCAATATGTATTTCTGCTAGATTTAAAGTATGCTCTATTATAATCTGATTCACTTTTTCCAATACCAATGTAAAAAGGTTCATTCTTATCTAATCTGATATGTCTATACAAGTAAGCCATTATTTTAAATCTGCATCTGTTTTATATGGTATATATTTAGTTGCTGATCCAACTTTCTTAGCAACCAATATTTGTTTTCTTTGTTTGCCAGTTGATTCGTAAGATACGTGTACCCAAGCTGGGTTTCCATTTACAGGGAACTCAGCAATCATTTGATCAAAATTTACATGTTGCTTAATGAAATCAAAAACTTGCTTATTAGTAATTGATGTTCCATCCATGTCAATATCAATTGCTTCACCTGTACAATGTTGGCTGGACAAACTCCCCCCTACCGCAGTATTCAAGGCTTTGCTTCTGTACCCAGAGCTCAAATGAATAGGAACTCCAAAGTGTTCTCTAATTGGTTGAAACACATTCTCAGCTAACTTTTTAAAGTTCTCAATGTGTTCTGGAGTTGGCATGTTGCTAATTCCTTTTCTTTTTGCAGTTTCACTTCTTGTTACTTCTGCTAGTGCTAAATTCTTACTTAATTGCATCTTGTTTATTTTTATTGTTAATCTACTACTTCTTCTGAAGTTTCTTCTTTGTTTTCAGCTTTTTTCTTTAATGACATAATTCTACCTGCTGTTGTAATACCAAATGCACCAAGTGTAAGAATCATAAATCCATCAAAGATAAACTCCTTGATAATCAATTCTTTACTTAACATTCCTGTTACTACATCTACCAATAATACAAAGACCATAGCAAAGAAAGAGATAACTCCTACAAATGCTTGTTCATTAATATTGTTATTGTCACTAATTAATTCTCTAAAAAACTTTTTCATTGTTTATAATTTAATAAGGGAGCTAATGTTACTTTAGGTCTCTTAGGTTTAATAATATCTGTATACCAATACTTATGTGGTTCTTCCTGGTCTTCTTCTGTATTTACAGGTTCATCATATCTATAAAAAAATATGTCTCCTGTATGATCATCCTTTCTAACATAATGTTGACTTAAATCTACAGAATATACTAAAGTATCTTTCCATGAATAATATAACCATGTGTTGTTTATTGCAGCATTTAGTAACCAATGCTCTAATAAATCTAATCTTTTTGCTAATTCTAAGTTATAGGTAAATGTTTCTATAAGTTCTGTCTTCTGAATTAGTAATGTATCTTTAATAGCAAGTAAACTATCTTTACTAGCTACCTCAATTTTAAAGGCAGCTATCTTAGCTTTCTGGCTTTCAAATATGTCATTGATATTCTTTGCTTGTGCTTTTGTAAGAATAACAACTGAGTCACCTTTAATTACCGTCTGAAGCGGGTAGTTTGATTGGCTGAAAATCAAACTGCTCACCAGTAGACTGCTTAATATTAATAGCTTTTTCATCTGACAATTCTTTTTTAATATCTTTTACAACTGCATTAGTGCTATCTAAACTTCCAATAACTTCTGAAACCATAGACTCTAAATTAGCTTTATCTTCCACAAGTGCTTCATTCTTAGCCTTTAATGAATTAACACTTTTTTTTAAACTTCCGTTTTGTTTTGTAAGTGTCTGATTTGCAGTAGTAAGTACTTCATTCTTTTCAACTACTACAACATGACCATGACCAGTTGAAAATACTTGAAAACAAATAAGTGCTATGAATCCAATAGCAGAACCTAATATGATTCTTTTATTCTTTTTCATTTCTTCTTACCAAACAATGTCAAAACTGTTTCCTTTAAACTCTTAGAATGTTCTGTACTTTCTTCTAACTTTTTTTCTAAGTCTTCTCTGTACTCACCTTCTAACTCTTCAACTCTTGATCTATAATCATCCTCACTCTTCATAAGTCTATTAAGAAAAATCCAGCACAAATAACCTAATCCTAAGACTGCAAAACCTAAGATACCATATTGAGTTAAACTTTCAAATATTCCAAATGACATGACTATTTACTTTTAGTTGTTCTTGTTTTCTTTTTAGCTGTTTTAATTAACTCTTCTTTAAGTCTATCTTTCTCAGCAAGATGTCTTTTAATAAAGATCCATGCAACATATCCTAAAGCTAAAACTGCTAATCCCGCAGGACCATAATTTCCTAACTGTGCAAATACACCAAAGTCCTGTGCACCGTTTGCTACTGATGTTGTATCCATATTAATTATGTAATTTTAACATTAACTCTTTAACTGCAGTAGATAAATCACTTACATTTCTTGCAAGCATTTTAAGTTCTAATTGAGTTTGTTCTTGTATTGCTTGGTATTTTAATCTTGCTTCTTGTTCTACAAGTTCTACTTTACCTTTTAATTTACCCATATCTTCTACTGTTTTTCTAACGTCCGTATGGACCATTCTTAAAAAATAGCCTATTACAGCTAATGCAGTAATCAGACCTGCTTGAATTAATTCTCCGTATGTCATGGCTTTAATATTAATGCACCGGCTAATATCCCATTAAGGATATAAGACCAGTTCCGTTGTCTTTTTATTTTTTTTATGTCTAGTGTTAAGGATGATATGATAGTGTCCTTAGAATTGATTATATAGCGTTGTGCAGTGATTATAGTGTCTTGACTTGATATAATCAAGTCTTTTTCTTTATCTCTACGGTATAGAGTATGAATCATTGTATCCTGGATCTGTACTATACTAAAAGTATCTCTGGAATTTTTAACAGCATCTAGTTGAGACTGTAAGTCATGCAACCCATGGTTAAGTTCATTAATAATAAGTTTACTATTATCAATAACCTTACCTTTCTCTTTAATAATAGTCTCCTTACCTTCTATTCTTTTCTCAATTGTTTTTTGAGTAGATATAGGGTATACTTGTTTTGGATCTCTTATTAATAAGACAAAACACATTACCCCTAAACAAAGAGTTAATATTATAGATATGTTTTCTTTTTTAACCACAACCACACTCACTACATGATTCTCTATTATTACCATTCCATACAACTGTAGCGGGTCCTACTGTAGGTCCTACAATTGACCAACATGTTCCAGTATCATCACGGTATACAAGTGTTAAATCAAGATTATCAGGTAATAACATTACTCCATTTGGAACAATATCACAACAGTCTGCTACTTCATAATAAGTAATGCAACCATGTTCCTTAACACAATCATTACAGTCCTTTGCATCTTTGATAAATGTATCTAATATTATTGTTGCTGTTCCTGTATTACTAAAACTTACAACTTTCCAACATTGTGGAAAAAGTGGAGAAGTAGTAGTAGTTATTATTATTACAGTTTCTGGTGCTATTAAAGTATCAATTACTATAACTTCTGTATCACCTGTACAACAATTAATAACATTATAATATAATGGTTGACCGCAAGCATTAACCTCTATACAAGGTATACATGGTTCATCGGGTTCTCCATAACTAGTTCCAAATTCAATGAACGGTGCTGAAATACTACCAGTATAACCTAACCGTACTGTATAACAATTACCAAATGTATCTGAAACAAGTTCTCCCTCTACTGGTGTATAACCAAATAATGCAGCCGTAGTTAATATTTCTGTTCCTCCTATATATTCACAACATGGTATTAATTTAATAATTTCAGGACATGCATTTATATTTAAACAATCTTCACATGCTTCCGGACCATAATTTGTATCAATCATAACCATACCTGTAATAGGACCAGAAGTTTCATCAATAGCTGCCCAACAGAAACCATATGTATCAACAAAAACATCTCCTACTGAAACACCAGGTAAAGAAGCTGTAAATGTTTCAGCTCCCATAAAACAACATGATTCAACTATTATATTATCAGGGCATTCATTAAAGCTAATACATTCTTCACAAGAGGTATACTTTGTAGTTACTGTTCTTACACTAGTTACTTGTGCTCCTGTTTTAGCTTGAGCTTCCCAACAGTTTCCTTCATTATCTACAAAAAAATCTCCTACTGTTAATGTTGTATCATATACAATATCAACAATTGATGGATCACAACATAATTGTAATTCCATATTTGGAGTTAAATCTACTTCACCGCAATTTCTTACAGTACCTAATGAAAAACTAACACTTGGTGTCACTAAAGTTTCAGATTTATTATCACAACCAAACACAGCATAAAAAACTGTTTCCCCTGCTAAAAAAGTTTGAGTTACAGTATGTTCTATTAAAAAACATAAATACCCAGTTTGATTATTAGTAGGATATGTATAGTCAAAGTTTTGTGTAGTAATAATAGTAGATAATGGGATATCTCTATCATTATTTCTAATATTATCACAAGTTGCAAATACTAAACCAACCGATAACTTTGTTAAAACAACAGGTTGGTCGCTATAACTAATATAACTTGTACCAGAAAATTTAATAATGTCTCCAGGAAATAAATCTGCAGATAAAGTAATTCCTGAATTTAAATTTCTATTTCTTACATTAGTAACAAAACCAGGTAAAGCTGTATTTACTACAGCATCCCATCCTCCATTAGTCCATCCAAATTTTCCTGATCCACAAAATAAAAGATAGTCACCATTTTGAATCTCATTTGTTTGTAATCCTGCTGCACCAATTAATGATGTATCCGTAATACAAGAATTATTAGGTGCACTAGACCCAGCTATTTGTATAAATGTACTCATGTTCTTAAGATATATAAGTTATTACAAATGTTGTTCCTGTAGCATTATAGTTAATGCTGTTTAAAGTATTGTTTAAAGCTCCCGCATCAAAGTTTACAGTTACTCCTGGCTTAATAATACTACCAGAAATTGTACCGTCAGCAGCACCTACATTAGCTATTGAAAAACTAAATGCTCCAGATAAAGTAGTACCTGTTGAAGTACTTAATTCATAATGCGGAACTCTAACTTGTGGAGCTAAGAATGATCCTGGACCACCTGATATTGCTGCTAAGATTTTATCTAATCCTAATAACATTTTATATTGCCACGGAAAGTTATTTCCTTTGTTTCCGTAATCTTTTAAATTTCCTATTGACATAATTTATAATTTAATAAGTTTTTGATAATGTAAATATTTCAGAATATATGGAGTCAGCTGCATTTGCTGCACCCCATTCAGCTGTAACAATTAATGTATTACTAACTGTTGTATTAAAAGTTGTATTATTTATAATACTAAAATTAGTTCCTTCAAAATTAGTCCCAGAGTTCTTAGTATAAGAAAATATACCTCCAGATGCTATTGACGCTACACCAACTGCTCCTAATGTTCTTACTGTAAAATATATATTTATTTCCCAATGTTTATTAGTAGCTGCTTCCATATTAATTACACCAGTATCAGCTAAAAGGACAGTTCCTGATTTTACTCTAAGTCTAAGTGTAGCTGAACCATTACATGATAAATGGCCAATTAATTTTGCATGAAATGAATCTCCAACTTGAAATGCATTTGCTGGAACTGATAAACTTCCTACTCCTGTACCAATTAAACTAGATTCAACAATTGTATTTGTAATAGGAGTACTTGATACAGTTTGTGTAAATAAACCATAATTTAATGTGTCTGGTATATTTGCTACAAGAGGGCTTGCCGGAGTACCTAATCCTGTAATAGAACTATTATCAACTGAAACTTTAACAATAGGATTTTGAGGATCTGTATTATCTGTGTTTAAACCTGTAACAGATTGTACACACTCAGATAAAAAATCTTCTGTAGTAATAGCCATTGGTTTATATCCACCATCATATTGAGAATCTTGTACTCCAAGAGTTACCAAAGCATTGTTAACAGGAGCTTTTAATATCTGTCTGGTTTTTATAAGATTATAAAGATTTGTTAAGTTATTTAACATGGCTATACATATATAAGTTTATAATATAATATACAAAAAAATATCTTATAAACCAAAAAACCTTAGATGTTTAAATCTAAGGTCTTCTAGTTATTGTTTAAATTTATTAACTTAGTAATAAAAAGTTATTATAAATTTCTTTATCCTTATCAGATAGTGTAGTGTAATCAAGAGTTACTACATCTTCATTAATGATTTCTGATGTCATTCTACTCATTTCTACATCATCTGTATTATTAATTATAGTTGTAGTATTTGCTGCAAAAACATTTACAAAATCTGCATATGTTTTTTGATCTTCTGTAGATAAAGTATCTTTAGTAACTGTATAGTTAATTGTCTCATTATCAACTGTTTTAGTAACTAATACTAATTCAATTGTGATATCTGATTGACCTGCTGAAATAAATGTAGTCATAATTATATGTATTGTGGCACTATTATATTTGCCTCTTGAGTAAATCCTGTTGCTGTATATAAACTTGTGATAGAGTTATTTGCTCTTGTAGCTTGTACATTAATCATACCTGCACTTGAACCTGCAACACCTGACATAAAGAAATCTGATGCATTAGCATGTTGACCAACTACATTATTAGCATAAACTCTTGATGAAGCTGAAATTAAACTAATTGTATTAAATCCACCTGCAGCATCTCCATTATAAATAGTACAACTATTTAAATATAAATTTGCAGCACCTACTCCAATAATTGCATTAGCATCTGTACTATCTCCTCTTACAATTGTAGAATTTTTAATCTGTGTACTACCTGCACTAACAGATGCAACAATAGAAGTAGTACTAATATTTCCTTCAACAAATTGTTTAGAACCACTATTGTTTAATATTGCTCTTTGAGTTCCTGCATAAATATTACCATTAAGTCTTAATGTGTACCCATTAGATGTTGTCCAATCAGAAATACATCCACTATTAGATCCTAAAAAAGTAGCCGTAGTTACTTCATTATATAAGTTACCATTAATAGTAATTATAGAAGTTGCTGCTACTGCATAAGTAACTAAACATTGCTTATAAGAAGCATTGTTACCAAATTGACCACCTTCTTCTATAACTATTGTAGGACATGTAATATTTGATTTTCCAGTATATCCTGTAACAGATCCTTGACCTCTTACATCAATTACACTATAAGGGGATCTAATAAATTCTTTAACATTTAAGTTAATATCTACTTGTCCTCTAATACGGCAACCATTTGCATTAGCTGCTGTTGTTTTTAAACTATTACAACTAATATTAATTTTAGGAAAGTATAATGCATTTCCGTTTACAATTTGAAAAAATCCATTAGTTGTTGCATTATCTGTTTTATCAAATTCAATTGTTAAATTACAACCATAGTTTAAAGTAATAGATGCCGATCCTGTAAACTGAGCATATCCAAATAATCCAGATACTGCTTGTTGATCAGAAACAGAATCACTTGCTCCAGATGTATAAAATACTACACCATTTTCTGCATAATAATAAATTCTATCTCTAAATACAATACCTTCATTATATTGACCTGGTCTCAAATGAATTATGATTGGAATACTTGATCCTAATGCAACAGCAGCAGCTGTAGCAGCAGCAATAGTTTTATAAGTATTAACTAATGAACCAACTTCTGCAGTAGCATTATTACCATATACTAAATCTACATATAGTGTGTATGCAGCATTTACATCTGCAACACCTGGTACAACTTGTGCTAAAATAGAATCTGCAAAATCACGGTATGTGTTTAATGCTGGTCTATAATTACCATCATAGTTTGGATTTCTTACACCTAATGTAATTAAATCAGTGTCTTGTGGTACATCCACAATAGCTTTTAATCTAATTAGATCAGGATAGTTAGTTAAATTGTTTAACATATCTTTAATTTAAATTATGAATGTTCTGTTATACGTACTCTATTAATTGTTGCTTGTTCAGCAGGTGTTCCTAATAATACAGCAAAAATAATATATAAATCTACAGTAGGATTAATTGTTACTTCATTTCTAATGTTACTTGTAAATGTAATATCATTTGCATTTTGCTGAAGAAAATTATAACCATATATTTTATTACCAACTTTTTGAAAATCTCTTTCATTTCTAAACCATCCTCCATCTGCTGATTGATTAGCACCAGTAGCAATTCTTGTAGCACCTACTAATGAATTAGAAGTATTAACCCAAATTTGAGATTGAACTACATCTGAACCTGTACGATATACACCCCATGATGTTTGAAGAACACTGTTTGTAGCAAGTGTGTTTGCAGGAACTAAAATACTTCCTGAAATATATGGTGTTAATGCAATACCTCCTGTTACAACAGATCCTTCTGGAATTGCACCAATAGCTTTAAATCCTGAAATATTAGGTCCGGGTACTCCTTGAACTCCTTGTGGTCCTATTGCTCCTTGAGAAGCTAATAATGCCCAATTTGCTGTATCTAAACTTGGATTAGTTGTACCTGATGTTGGATTAATACAAAAGTAAGAAGCTCCGCCAAAACCTACTGCATCATCTGCAACATAAGAATTACCTGATACCCATGCACCTTGCCATGTTAATCCAGCTGGTCCTACTGGTCCAGGTAAACCATTTGCGCCTGTAGCACCTGTTAAACCTATTGGTCCTGCAGGTCCTGCTGGTCCTGGACCAAATTGATTTGCAAAATCTTGAACAGTGATTGCTCCAGTTAAGTAACTATCATCTCTTCTATTGTCTTTAAGACCTACTGGTAAAAGAGTTTTAGATGGATCAACAGTAGTAACTTGTCTACCTCCTTTGATCCAACTAATAAAATTTAAAATATCCATGATTTTATTTGTTTATTATTTGTTATGAGTAAACTCTTATTTCTATTGATACATTTTCAAAATTATCTTGTTGTACAAATGAAGTATCAAAATTTCTAACAATTATAGCATTATTTTGAAGAACCCCCATAGCTGTATTATTATTTGCGTACAAGGGAACATTATTATTTTTACCACTTCCAATAAATACAAATGTTTTACCAACAATAAAAGGACCATTACTTGGAAAAGATGGTAATGATAATCTATATTGTCCAGTTGATAAATATTCCCAAGATAAATTTACATCAATAGTATTCATTAATATAGTATCTGATGGATTACTTGTTCCTGATTGACTTAATATAGCTGTATATACTTTATACGGACTAAGTTGTGCTGCAAAGTCTTCAACTGTAATTGCTCCAGCTAAATAACCATCATCTCTACGGTTATCTTTTAACCCAACAGGTAATAATGTTTGTGTAGGATCAACTGAAGTAACAACTCTGCCACCCTTTATCCAAGAAATAAAATTTAAAATATCCATTGCTAATGTTTTTGTATACAGTATAATATACAAAAAATATTTGAAATAAAAAAATCCTCAGCCTGTAAACTGAGGATTAAATTTTCTAGCTGAATGAGGTAACAAATACTAGAATACTTTTATGCACATAGATAACCAACTGTAAAAGCAACAATGATGATTAAAGCTATAGCAACATTGCTCATAAATCTTGCTTCTGAATCTTCTTCCCACATATGTTTTTGTGGATTATAGACAGGCTTAGTTAAACTTATTGAAGCTGCCCAAAGAGTAATTACTAGTATCACTGCTATAAACCATCCTATTGCTTTAATAATTATCATAGTGAGTCAATTCTTTTTTGTAAATATACTAAAGCTTTTTCTAAATCTTCTTTTTCTTTAGATTTATTTTTTTTACCAGCTCTAGCTACATACTTAATTACATTACCAAGATAGAAGTCTTTATCTAAACCCCACGCTTCCAGTACGTTAAACACTTCATATACATTACCAGCTCCACCATAATGATTAGGTCTTGTAGGATTTTCTGCAATACCTTTTCTTTCATTGTACTGGTTACATACCAAATCATGTTCTGCTGAACTTGTCATTACATATGGAAAGTCTTCATGATTAGTATCCATGATTACCAAATTATTACAACATCCATTTCACTAAGTACAAACTTCATTGTACCACCAACTTCTAGTCTTTCAACTGTTTCTAAGTTTAATGCAGATGTACGGACATACACTTTATCTCCAACTTTTACATCTTCAACTTTGTCTCCTACTGCATACACATTCAACTTGTTCCACAACTTAATTGTTTCTTGCATAATGTGTTCTTCATCTTTTTCAGATAACTGGATAGATGATTCTTTTCTTACTGGTACATCAACTAAGATTGTACGGCCTCTTAATACTTTAAATTCTGACATAATTTAATTTTTAAATGTTACTACTTTTACTGCTGCCATTTGTGCACTTACTAGTTCTCCTACTGCATGGTCAAATAACAAACTCTTAATCGGAGATTTTCCGTTTTCTTCATATGATTCTAACATGATATTAGCAACTTCAGCCATCAGGCTTTTTACTTTAGCTACCTTGTCATCATTAGAAGGGTTGAATTCAATACCTACTAATAACTCACCAAAAGATAAAATCTTTGTTTCTTTAAAGCCTACTGTTTCTTCTGCAGCTTCATTTACATTTGTGTTCTCTTCCATTATACAACTGTTTCATATGTTAATTTAAATATATCTTCCCGGCAAGGATAAAACTCACCCTTAACACCTCTGATAATATAATCTCCTACTGTAGCTGTCATATCCCCTTCTAGAGTTACAACAACTAAATTGTTTACCTCACCTTTGCTAAAGCATCTTTCACAAAAACCTAACATCTCAGTTAAGTTGTCACCTGTCCATTGTTTTGCTTGAATGACTACAGGTTTTTTTCTATAGAACTTTGGCATAAACTTAGGCATCATATTGAGCTTCTTTCTTCTCAATGTTTTTAAACATTTGATCTTTTAACATATCAAACTTAATTTGCTCTAGAATTCCAATCAAAGTGATTGCATTCATTTCACCTTTCTCTAAGGCTACTTCAATTTCTACTCCTTGATCCTTATGGATATGGATAGCTAGAATTGTTGTTTTTTCTGACATACTTATTTGGTTTTTAGTTTGAGGTACAGATAGGATTCGAACCTATGGCTTTACAGTTTTGCAGACTGTTGCTTTAGACCACTCAGCCACTGTACCTTATTTTATACAAATATAAACTTTTTTTATTTACAAACAAAAATCCCTAGAATATTTTCTAAGGATCTTTCTTACCTAACCGTAGCAAAAATTTTCATCAATACAAATATATAAATTATTTATGATATAAAAAACCCAGGCAGCAATTCTTGATCAGAGAGACTTACCTGGGTGTGTTAGTGGTTATACATTTCTGCTTTCCCAATAACGGAGAGACCAAGCAGCAGATCTTACGGGATGCATGCATGGTACTGAGCCTATGTAATGAAATACACAGGTCTTGCAAAAGACCTACCCTGGTACGCTCGGCTGGGTGACACCCCAACCCAGAAGCGTGGTAGGTATTAATCTATACAAAATAATCTTTGTCTACTATAGCTATAAATATTAAATTCATTTACAGTGTCTATCCAATATCCCAATGGGAAAGTATCTTTACAGTAGAATGGATAGTCTGCCGTGTTGTCATATATAGGACTTGATACAGTGTCCCAATGATATGTATAAACATACCTAGGTCTTGTGTTGTCATACCCATCACCATTCCACCAACCTGGATCACTTTGAACATCAATAGAGTCCTTGTACCTTCTCTCCCATAGATACATTGCCTTACAAGTACATGGTAATGTGTACTCTTCCTTCTTACATCCAGTTAAGGAAATTGTTAATGCTAATAATAATACTTTTTTCATAATATTTATACCTTTAAAGGTAACTACTTTTCAAAAACACTACATATTAGATGATCTATATCCCCAATATGGTATAAAACAGAGGCTCCCACCTGCCTTCCTCTGCTATAGACTTATCTCTCCAGTAGTCTACCCGATGCCACGGATGCTTAACCATCCTGCATTCCCTCCTTCACAATGTTAAGTTGTCTTGTGAGCCAGTTATTTTTACTGTCTTCAGGGAGAACTTGAAATGGACATCCTAACGGTTATATTCCACAGCTTTTTGTCTCCCGTCTTATACCACAAATATATATTATAATATACATAACACCAAATATAACTTACAAAAGCATGCTATACTTTACATATTATACCAAATATACTTTACATAATAGTA